GTATCTTGCGAATAAGATACAGTTACACTCAAAATAAAACTCAATAAAAGCAATAGCTTTTTCATGTTATTATATTAATTAGGTCAATCAAATTAGTTAAGCCATTACAGCTACAAAATACCAACGAGTAAAAGCATTTAATCCCGGTACAGTCAATTCAACCATATTACTACCAATTGCAGTAAACTGCTTTTGTGGAGTATTATCGTTGTCTACAATATTTGGCAAACCGCTACTAGGAATACCTACATCTTGTGCAGAAGCATTCACAATTTGCCATACACACAAGTAAGCAGTATTTGCAGTAGGATTAATTGAAGTATCTCCCCAAACTATACGAACAGTAAAACTTCCTTCATTTAAAATAGAGGTAGCTCCATCTACTGTAAAGCCCTTAAGAATTGTATCTGCTGGAATAGTTATAGTACCAACACCCCCAGAAACTGCATAAACTACATTTCCCGAAGTAGCTGTAACTGTACAAACTAAACCTGCACCACCAGTACCAGCAATATATTTATAATCAGCAGAAGCCGGAGTAGGTGCTGGAATAGCATCTTCAATATCTTCGATCAACTCCAAGATGTTCAACATTACATCTTTAACATCAGTTGCAGAAACTATATCGTCTTTACCAAACCGTTCTTTTAACAAACCTCTTAAGTTTGCTAAAGTCTTATATCCATTTATGAACAAGTTATTAGCTTGTCTATTAAATCCTGCCATTGTTATAGGATTGTAGTAGTGATAAAATTGTCCATGTCATAAGCTGACCAGACTGCATCAAGATCATAACCAATTTGACCTAATTGATCTTTTAAAATATTGTAATCAAAGTCCTCTTTCACTTGAGATAGAGTTGTATATGGACTTACAAATAATGTAGAGTTCCATTCAATTATCTTCAATCGGATCAAATTTTGAATAGCTACTAAAGCTAAAGACTTGATCTTAACATCCTCAAATGGTCTACCTAATCTATCTGCATCAATCTGAAAATCCAGATCGCTATAATATAATGGCTTCAAAATTTGCATAGCATCTGCATCAGCTTGATTCAGATAATCTATGTTAGTTAAACCAATCAGATCAGGAAATTCCATAGTGCTTGTTTAAATAGGTAAAGTGATCTGTAGCAGCATCCAACCATTTACCTAAAGTAATTATGCTATTATTTAAATCAGCAGTAAGTACAGTAAACATAAAGCTGTTTGTAAGTACTGAGTTCATCAGAGCTAAATAGCTAAAGCTTATATGTTGTCCCATCAAATAGCAATGCTGCAAATGCGCATTAGCATCAAACAGATAACCACAGTCACAAGCATAAGTAGTACAAGCCATCTGTTCAATCAAATATCTACCACTACTATTCAATCCAGCAATTATTGCTACAAATACAGGTATGATATAGCTACCTAAATAAGTATCATCACTTGTCCTATATTCATCAAATACATACATACCATCTTCAAGCGTTATAGATAATGTACCAGAAGCAGCTATACTATCCGTAGTTTCTATAACTTCTAAAACATAGTTATCGCTTAACTGCTTAATTTTAATGTAAGTACCATAAGCATTATCATTGATAACACTGTAAGTATTATTAGATGGATTAGTTATTAATAGCATAATCAATTTGAATTGGAGGGGCTAGCACATCACTAGCCCCATTGGATAAACATCGTTTCACCTATGACTACCCTCCAATTGTTTGTTCCGAAGGTGTTGAGAACAATACAGCAGCAATTGTGTCGAAGCTGGTTAATACTGCTGTAGCAGGAACAAATGCAATCAAGTAGTTTCCACGAGTACCTTCTGCACGTTGAGCGCCACCCATGTCACCGCTATTAGCAGAACTAATTTCATAAGTAGTCAAGCCAACGGCTGTATCTACTTTAGTAGGAATCATTTCATCAATTACGGAAGGTGCAGCAAACCAGAAACTCTGATCTACAGTGCCAGTAAATACACGACCTTGCGAAGATACTTGAGCATCTTGTTCGTATTGGCGAAGCTTGCTATACAAGTTTGTACCAACTTGACCCGGACTGCTAGATTCAGTAGTGCCATCCCAATGACGTTGAGCATTAGCAAGTACACCACTTGCACCAACTTCAAAGATACGAGCATTGTCAATTGCAGTAAAGCGGATACCTGCAACATTCGTAGTATCCATAATAGCTACTGCATTTGCAATACGACCCGCATCAGCATTTACCAAAGCAATAAGCCTATTTGTAAGAGTGATGAAAGTATCAGCAGCAGTTGCAACAACTTCATAAATCTCTACATTGCCTACCAAGTTTTGGTGTGGATAGCTACGATCTGTTATAGTAACACTAGCGACATCCCCCAAAGCAATAGTAGCTGGCAATGCCATAGCTGCAATAAGAGTACCACCAATTACTTGGTTGCGCAGAACAAATGCAACAGCAGCAGTTTTAGCTCTCCAAGCATTACGACTAATCATAGTAGTATGACGAAGAGTGCCAGCACTATCACGGTAGTAAATCTGAAAGCTGTTGCTTGTAATCAAGTTAGCAGCCGTTGTACTAGTTAGTACTAACGTTTGCGTATCGGTTACAATTGCAATAGCTCCTACTGCAAGTAAAGTTCGTACCTCATTCAGTGTAGCGCAAGTGCCACCACCAGTTTTAGCGAGGTAGGTAGCATTAGCAGCACCGATTAACCAAGTTGGTTCTGCTGATTTATTATGCCTATAGTTAGGCTCATACATTGCCATATAAAAATGGTTTAATTTTGTTATTGAATTGTTCTTAAAATCTCTGCTCTAGTTGATATTGCTGCAAGCTTTACAGCTTCCTTTACTACTTCCATAGCAATGAATCGTTTGTTACCATAACTTACACCTAAGTCCAAACCCTGATTAATCTCATGGTCTATTAACTTAGGCAGTCTTAAATATTTCAATTCGTATTGAAACAGATTAAACTTGTTATAATGAAAAGCTTGTAGCTGTTGGCCTGACATGATACAATAAGGTGAAGACTTCTTTACTTTAGTATAAGGATCATCTGATCCTACACCTTCATATTCATCATCTAAAAACCTTACGTTTTCAACCCATCTGGAAGTGCCAGTACTAATTTGCTTACTTAATACAAACGATTGTTTTACAATAGAATCTACTGCTTCAAGTCCAGCAGTATCCGTATAAGTAACAGTCATATCAACTAAAGATGTAGTCAAACTATTAGGCTTTTGAACTAAGATGTAACTGTCTTTAACATACAAGTCAGCAAACCGTTCGTAGTAGACTTCTACAAAATGTGAAGCATTACCACCGTATTGTAACAAGTATCTATTAAAAACCAATGGATACAAGTTTATATCAGAAAGCCCTGTAATTGACAGAGTTACTAATCTAAACATATCAGCATCACCTACCGGTGCACCCATATCATTATTAACAGTACAATTGATGTAAAACTTACGAAGCTTCTCACTAATAGTAGTTGCTGTAAGAGTTGCATCTAATTTAATCACCCAATAATTAAAAGTACTACCTACTGTAGAAGTACTTCTATCAGAACAATAAGAATTAGAATTTAATCTAACTCCTATTGTCCTATAGAAATCTTGTGGAAAGAATCCACGTACAGCCCTGTCATTGAAAAGATATAACGGATTGGTGTAAAAAGATTGTAGACTTTGCAACAACTCCGCAGCTACAACATTATCACTATAACCTAAAGTAGTTTTATCAGCAGGGAAATACTTGTCAATGACAGATAACTGACCATAGTTCAGCCATTCATCTATCTTATGATTTGTGAACGTAGTGTTCTCAAAGTCACCACTTTCTTGAAGTAACATTTGAAACTGTACGTGAATTTCTTGCCAAGTCATATCTACAAAAGTTAGTTACTACCGTTAGTCATTTTCATCTTCAAAAACGAGTAAGTTTCCGCATTAACCGGAGTTCTTAGCCACTGCACCGCTGACATCATATTACTACCAATACTTTGGTTATCGTAGAACAATGCACCGCTATTATCTGCTCTCTTAATAATATCTTTTGATACCAACCAATTAACCAAAGCTTCATCAGCCAAACTATTGGACTCAACTACTCGAATGAATTCTACTGGATTTTCTTCTACAAAATCATAGATACTAATTAAAGCACTATCCTTATCGTTATGAGTAGGACGATTTGCAGCTAACAATACCATATTCATCTTATCAATATCCAACGTGACCTCTGCTCTAAGTTTAGAAGCTTTATCTTTAATGCGAATTGCAGTAATTCGGTTTTCACGAACTTGCACTTCTGTAAATAAGTAAAACTTAATGAAAGTACCTTTATTACGTTCCTCATAATTATTAGCTACAGTAGCATTTACTAGACACATGCGAAATATTGCATAGTCCCTAGAATTAAGTGGAACTAACTTATCATCAACAATCTTAAATCCTACTTCTAACGGATAGTGCGAACGAGTAGAAACTTCAATAAGAAACCCTTTCCAGTAATCTTGAACAGACTTAGTATAAGTAGCTTTGTCGTAGTCAATACCTAGAATATCTAACATGATTTCACGTTCTTCTTCTAAACTATCAAACACTTGACGAATACCTTTACCTTTCTGAGTCAATGTTGGGCCAATCTCCAACCATGATTTATAATCATTCTCGATTTGTCTACTACCTTCTTTTACAATCGGTAATACGAAGTGAGTTTCTTTAGCTCTAACTTCAACAATACAAGAATTAATTACTTTACCAATAAACGGATTATCTGCCCCGGAAAGAACAAGCTTAGGCTCACTTATATTAGTACTACCTTCCGCAGAAGTCTGTACTTTTTGTGTTACTGCCATTACTATTAAGTTTATTTTAGTTTTTAAAATCAGTCTCTACTAATAACCGAATGCGGTATAATCTGGTTGGAACTGAACTGACCAAGTGTCATTAAACATAACCAAACCTTGAGTGCATAAGAAGTGAACACTTGTACGATCTGTACCAGTAGCAAGCTGCAAGTATTCTCCATTACCCTTGTAATTCAAGAACCCTGTCTTACTTACATCTGCCATACCTTGTTCCAAGCCTTTAACTTCACCACGACCAGCTTCCGACAACAATTGTAAGTTGCTTTGACCATCATAGTCAGAAGCATCTACAATGTAGGCTTCATAACTTGCAAGACTACGACCACTTACAGGGTGAATTGGAGCAGCATCAGCATAACCAGACTTATTCAAAAATTCCAATGGAACCAATACATAAGTAGGGCCATCAATATGCTTGTAAGCTTGAATGTAGTTACCCAAAGTCAAACGGCCTTGAACTTCACTCAAGAAGTCTTTACTAGTATTAGCAGATACTAATTGGAAGATTCGAGAATCAACCATAGCATTATGCCATTCCTCAGCAAAACCACCACCACAGAAAATTGGAATAGTTTGATTGCCATCATCAGGCTTACCACGGAAAGTTGCACCAAGAATCCTATTGATATAAGATTCCGTCAAAGTTGAGTAAGTCAATGATTGTGTAATCTGCTGCTTCAAACCGGGAGCAGAAGGAACATAATCATTACTGTAATCATCAAACAAGTGAGTTGTACCGTCAGCAGCATAGCTATATTCAGACAAGAACAATTCCATGTGTTTGTCTTTCTTAAATTCCAACCATTGCTGGAACTCATACCAAGACAACCAGTAGTTACTGTTATTACCCATAGTATCAACAAAGTTAAATTCTACCACTTTGTTGGCAATGTTACCTGCCATGTGATAAGACTTACGCAATGTGTTGATACAGCCCTTCCGACGACCCGGAGTTTGAACATGTCCGTAGTTGCCAATAGAATTAGCAGCACTAACTTTACCCGGACCGACTTGACCCCAAATTGCATTAGGTAAAGTATCACGATACGGAATAGTAGCACCTGGTCTAATTGCCATCAATCGGTAACGATACCGACTTTCACTAATACGTTTTGGTGTATCTTGTACACGACAAATTACACCTGATGGAGAACGAACAGAAGTTTCATAGATAAACCAATCGGTTTTGAAATCCAGAATAACTTCCATACCACCACCAATAGTATCGGATGAGGCGTAACTAGAAGCAGCTACAGCCTCAGTTTCTTTCATAGCACCAATAACCGGATACTCAAAGAAATGATTGTGTACTTCTGCTTTACCAATTCTACCACCACCTTCTAGCATTGCTAAGAGAGGAAACATTTTAGAACTATCATTCCAATTTCCCATCAACTTAGTAATGACTGGCCTCAACAAGTCTGGTTGAGACATATAAGCAGAAGTCAGGTTATTAACTGAGGTAAACTTATCTGTATTGATTCCCTCAGCATGTACCGTGATCCTACTATGCAGATCATTTGCTGCCATACAATAAAAATTAAATTAGGTTATAGAATACTTTTAAAATACCAATTTAGATACATCAGCTTTTACTTCAACCCCACCATTTCCAGTATTTATTCTTTGTGTTGGTGGTGCAGTAGTTTGTTTAGTTATAATAGCTTTAACTGTACGTCTTGTAGTATCAGAAGTAGCTTTTACTAAAAGCTTATTAAAATCAGCTAATGTGACCTTACCAGTACTAACTGCATACCTTAGATATTTCTCAACGAGGAAATGCTCATCGGTCATAATTTTACTAAACTTAGCTTCTTCTGTTTCACCATTTTTAGGTTCGGCTAAGAACTTATAAAAATTAGTAGCATCGGAAGCTTCCAGTTTAAATCCGTTCAAATCCAAACTTTTTATCTTAGATTCAACTTTACCCCAATAAGCCTTACGATCTGCTAATTCTTTAGATTGTTGTATACTAGCTTTTTCAACCTTCAATTGATCTTGCTCTTGATAGAACTTAGTCAAAGACTCTTTAGCAGTTTTATAATAGTCTGAAAGCTGTTCGGTGTCTCTCAAAGCCGTATAGATGCTCTCAGGGTCTTTCACATGAGCGACATTGGTAAGGAAATGTAGCACTACAGACTTGGTTTGATCTGCTGATGGTGTTTCTGATATGCTTCCAAAATCAATCCTGTCATTATTATTACGAGACAAAAATTGATCCACTGTACCGCCACCTATTAGATGTAGGATAAGATCAGAAGCTATTGGGTTCTCTTTACCTAAGTCTTCAATAGTTGCTAAGGTTTGAGCTTGGCCAACCTTTGTGACAATATCAATTAAAGATTCAGCCGAACCGTTAAAAAACAAGCTTCTCTCTTCTACCGGCAATAGTGAAAGAACAGGTTCAAGTCGTTCTTGCACTATTTTGTTTAAGATGATATGATCTACATTTACATCTTCATTTAAACCAACTTCACCAGTCTCTTCATTGAAACTAAATTCCTCTTTCTTTGCAATAAGAAAGTCTTTACCATCTCGTTGTACAAACAAGTTACCATCTGCACCAATTATGTAAGGTAATTCATCAGTAGTACTAGTTTCTCCAGTAGTCTCAAGACTATCAGAAGTATCGGTACTATCTGGAACAATCAGAGTATCCTCATTAGGATTAAGATTGTTATTGTTGTCAATTGGCTTGTTTACGTCCTCACTAGTAAAAGCCAAGTTTTTCATATCAATTGCCATAGTGTTCTATTATAGTTGTAGTTATACTATGTTTTTGAATTAGATTGTTTTATTCGTTGTTGCTGTATCTGCAAAGCTTCGGCCTTCTGCTGCTCTGCTACTACATTCTTACGTTCCGTTTCAGCTTGTTTCCGCTGTTCCATTTGTACTTTGTTGTAACCTGCTATAACTTCATCAGAGTCATCAATTCCATCTCCATCAATATCTTTACCGGCATTAAATCCAATACCTACTATTAATGCAGAATCTACTTTTGCCTTAGCTTGAACATCTGCAACATATCGGGTATCTTCCGATTTGAGTTGAGTCACTTCTAATTCTTTATCAGCTAAGTATTTCTGCGTAGTTTGTTCTTGCTCTCTAATGCTATTTTCAAGCTCTTTAAATTCTTTATCAGCTTTGCTCAACAAATCTTTAATATCTTCCATACTATCTGCATCAACAACATCAGCTACATCTTTGAAGCTTCCATTATTCTGCAACATAGTCAAAGCATTATTACGCATTATTTCGACCTTTCTTTGCTCATCAGGGGATGAACTAACATAGACTCGCATATCAGAGTTAAGTACTTGTTCAGAACTCATATTAATAATATACTCATCTTTCTGACCTAGCATTACTTTGCTTTGCCATCCATCACATTTAGTCATTCTAAATAAATCCAATAACCCATTAGCATCAGATTCAATTAGTTTATCAAACCAATATAACTGCCAAGTATCAGCAGCACTAGATTGATTAATAGCCATCTCATTAACTCCATTCAAATCACTAGCTCTGGTTTCACCCATGCTTTGCCTGTTCCTGCCAATTCTTTCCCAGAAATTAACTTTGATTGATTCTGCTATTTCATACAACCTACTAATATGTTCATAGTTACTTAGGTTCAAACTCTTAATACTTCTTAAAGCTTCTTGACCTTCTGGTGTAGAATCATCTACAAACAAAGTTTCAAATGCTCGAATATAATGAAGCATCTTATCAGGAGTCCAACCAAGTTCTTTAGGAATAGTACTTAGTGGAATTAGAGTCAAATTGCTAATCATTCTATTAATTAACACATCTGCTCTAAACATAATACTGTTATACATTTGTTGATAGGATATACCTATTCTAACATCTGATACAACGTTTTCTGGATTGAATCCTCTAATGATTCCATTATAAGGTAATGGTTCACCTTTAATAGAACCTTTATCATTTCTGCTTATATTGCAGCATCCATAATCTAATATGAAATTGTTCTTTTGTGGTACTTCACCTTTTATACCAACATTCAAACTATCGCCAATACTACACCTCATATACCATATATAGTACCAGCAATCAATCCAAATATCTTCTATACTAACGTCTCCATTCTTTTCATCAAACTCATAATCATGCTCAACATCAATACAGCTTAATTCAGCAAACTCATTATAATACTTTAATCTTTTAGCTTGCTTCCGACCTTTCCAAACTAAATGACTTATACAGTTCTTACCAGTTAACTCAGTTCTAACTAACTTTGTATTAATACTACTAGTATAGCTACGTTCATTCTGCCAAACTACTTGACTTCCAAATCCTATATCAATAGCTGATTTGTTATATAAACTATCAATATATTTACGATTGCTTTTAAAAGTAGCAGAATCACCAAACATATCTTCAAGCTCTCCCATACCCAAGTAATACTGAACTTGAATAGCTTCACTATCTTCATCTAATGGTGATAGATTACTTTTACCATAAATCCTATAATCTAATGGATGGATTGGTTGGTACATAACATATCCGTTATGCACATTCTTATAAGACAAGCATCTTCCATAAACTAAGAAGTCTTCTAACATCAAAGCCCATTTGAATACAAGCTCTAGTATGTTAGTAATATCTTTTAGTAAAGCTGAGTTCCTTTTAGTAATAACCGCATTATAAGTCTTTTCGTAAAACTCTGTAGCTATTTTCTCAATGTCAAAACGCTGACCCATATTTGAACCAGCGTTATTATTTAAAGAAGCACTTCTGTTATTAAATTCTTCTTCTAATTTCTTCTTAACAAAATTACTAACTTGTTGAGTTATATAGTTCTCATCATGGGGAGAGCTAGTAACAAGTTTTAAAAAATCCCCTCTTCTTAGAAAATCTCCAATCTTCCTAGTTATGACCGGAGTAATTATATCATAGTTTCTAAGCAATGATGTAATTCTAGTTAGATACTCACTATTCTGATCGTGTGGGTTTATGACTGCTTCATAATCAGTCAAGTTAATATGATTACCATAAGCAGCAGCAAGATCACTCATTATGTTATAAGACTGACCACTTACATCTCCAGTACCAGAATAGTACTGAACCATTCTAGTAAAGTAGTCTGGTACTAACTGAGTTTTATCAGTACGAGAATACTTTTCAGTTTCTGTTAAATAAGAAGATGGTTTTAGATTAATCATAAATTAGTTTCGCTTGAAGAACTCGTGACTAGCTAGCGTTGATTTTTTACCTACATTATTAGTCTGAGCATTTAGTACATTATAATTATTATCTTCCAGTTCCCTTAGTAAGTACTGTCCAACCAACCATGCACTAACACAGTCGAAGTTGTCCTCGTAATTGAAACCACTCATTTCTCTCAGTAACCGATTACATTTTATTAGTTGTATTCGGTAAATCTTAGTAATTTTCATAGTCTCACTAGTTTCATCTGTATATCTAAATATCTCAGATTTACAGAAGTCCAAGTGCATGTTTACACCAGTTCTTTTTCTATCTGGATGTCTAGCCATACTGAATCCATAATCTCTACCACTAATAGCTTTACCAAGATTACCTTTGAAGCTAGCCAACATAGGTTCTTTAGCTAATCTATTCAAAGCTCTTTTAGATTTAAAATAAGCTATAAACTGTTCTTTATCAGTCTCACCTAACATACCACCAACAATATTATATCTCTTACACAGGTAATACAGTTGCTCATTATATTCATCTGTCTTAGGAGGTCTACCAATCCAACTAGCAACCATTCTACCTACAGCAGCTTTATCATACTTATTAGCAATCATGTAAACATAGGTAACGCCTAAGCTATCCTTATTAGTAATATCTTCTTTGTTTTTATCAACTGCATAAGGGTCATGCCAACCAAAATATATTCCACTAGGTACAGCAGCTTTCTTTTTAACCGGAGTAAAACCAGTATTATCTTCAAGCTCTTCAACAAATATCGGAGGTTCATATTCTCTGATACAACCATACAAGTCAAACTTATTAGGTAAGAAATCAGCAGTATCATATATAAATGGATGAGTTTCTTCATTCCTTATAGTTAGTTCACTATTAGTTACAAATTCTACATCACCATTACTTAATGGTAGATACTTACCATCTTTATGGCTATTATCTTTATTGCTTTGCAAAAACTCAAGTTGGTCATTGATTAATTCAGCTATACCACTAAAGCTATTATTAACGGTGGTTGAAAGAACTTGGCTAGGTCTGAGAGGTCTCTCTGCTTGCCATATCGCAGCTTTATGAGCATCAAGGTTATCCTTTATCCACTCTAATTTATCCTCATACAAAAGCAGACCTTTTGTCAGATTGCTATTGCCATCCGCATCCATACCACCGCCCTCATAATTCAGGTTTTGTGGAAAGAACATACAAATAGCCTTACCAGACTGTTTTCGTTCATACAAGCCCCAATCATAAGCCAATAACTGATTACCTACAGGATTCCTAATAATACTTGCAAATCCACTAAACTCTGAATCCTTAGTACTTGCTGTACCCCATATATCTTTACTACCTATTGTATAACCACCACTTTCAGCAGCAGCTTCTGTAGCTCCAACAGTTTCAACTATATTAGGAAAACTACCAGATTCTTCATACTTAACTTCATTAGCTTGAAATCCTCTTAAACATGAAGGATTGTCTTTAGCTGATCGGCAAGTTATACTAGACCTAAAACCTCTCAATTCTTTAGTACCATCTAATTGATACCCATATTCTAAATCAGTAGTATTATTTACTAAAGCCTTCTTAGACCAATCTGTATGTAAACTCATAAAAGCATGATAATCTTTTACAAACTTCATCATACTGTTTGGGCCAATTAGATACTCTTTTAAGAATGCTACTAAAGCTACTTTTCTTCTAGGGTATAAATCAATCTCATCAAAACTATCCCAACCACCTACAATACTAAATCCTTTTCTACGAGCTTTTAAGTTAGCTTTACCTAATCCCATTCTTCTAGCAAACGCTTTAGCTACCCAATACATATAGTGACCATCCCAAAAGTCTGGAAAATCAAAAGTCGTATCAACTACTTTATTACCACTAATACTATCAAACAATAATTGTAAATCCTCATCACTAACTCTTCTAGCTTCTTGGAGATCAACCCCATTTTGCATTATATCTTTAAAGTTAATTCCATCTTTACTAATAATAGGAACTCCACTTGTATCTGTTCTAGTAATATTTGCAAAATTTAACATTCCTACCATCTTACCCGGAATCCATATTTCATCTAAATCGTTATCAGAATTAGCACCAGATAAATCACCTTTAATTGGTAAGACCATTCCATGTTTTCTCCTAAATTCCCATCTATCCCAAAACTCTTTATATCTAACAGGATTAGTTATAGGAGTTTCTTCACAATACAAATGAAACTTCTTGAAGTAATTAGCAGCTACACTAACTAAACTAGTATTGTAGAATTTAAAATTATCAGGATCATCATCCCTAAATTTATTAGGATAAGGAGTATACAATTTTACACCAGTAGAACTAACATTATTCTGATACCGTCTTAATATATGAGTTAATAATTGGACTCTACCAGCTTTAGTTAACCTTTGCTCTTCATCAAAAGTCATTTCATAAATAGTCTTCTTTTTACTTCTAGGTTTATAGTTAGGTAAGAAATTATACAAATTGACTGATTGATAAATCAACTTGTCTTCATCATTATCAGCTATAATAGATTCTAATGAAGCATCTACTTCTATATCCTGTTCTGATAGATAGGCTGAATAATTCCATTCAAGATTAGTTTGATCCTGAATAACATTACTATGCAACAAAGGCTGAGGTTTATTTTCCTCAGCCTTGACTACATCTTTTTTAGCTTTCTTTGTTTTTATCTTAGGTTCTTCGACTTCATCTATTTCTTGATGTTCATCTAGCAACTTTAGATAATCATTTAAATAGTCCGATGCCATTATCTGAATCGTTTAATTGGAACTTGAATTTGCAATCCATTGTACCTACCAGAGCTTACGTAGAATCCCACACCAAAACCGGATTTAATTCTTAGTAGCAATCCCCCATAAATATAACCTCTAGCATCAATACCACCTATAGCATTTAGATTCATAGCAGAGTACTTACGAAGATTTTCCATTTCAGACTTAGTAGTACATTCTGCCGGTAAACTATAATAGAAGCGTTTAGGGCTATCTATAATACTGTCTATTGGTATATTTGATTTAACACTATCAATAGTCAAAGGTACATTACTGAGATACCAAATAGGTATAGTACCATCTTGAAGTTTGAGGCTAATAGAATCTGAACCTGTACTATCAATAGTATAACTCGGAGTAATCAAATCAATCGGATATAACTTAGGTATTTCATTAATATCCTTCCGTAATATTCGATTAACCTTAGTTCTACTTTTCTTGCTAAGATCTTCGAGTTTAAGACCATTTAAACAAGTATCTTTATAGAGTACAATAGTAGATACAACTGTATCAGGTTTTAACCAGATTGTATCAGACTTACATTTACCAATAGCTTTATCTAACAAACTTAATCCACTTTGTAATGAATCACATTTAGTAAAAGCTAGTATAAGTGCTACAATAACACCAGCAATTATAAGAATTGATTTACCATTTAGTTTCATCGCTTTGTTCAAGTTTTATAAAAATAGAATAAACATACAAGACATTAATTTAAAGTAGTTTCAATTAAAGCTTTAACTTCATGCTGTAAATTCGGTAGCTGATAATACTTAGGTGTTCCTAGTAATCTCTCACCTCCACCTAAATCTATCAACTCTCCATCATTACTATACAATGGTACAAGATGCCATAGCTCATATTTAAGAATCTTAAATCCAAACAAGCTTATCAAGTAACCATACATATTAAGTTGTAACGAGTAATGCCAATAATCACTATCAGGTAAGTTATTTACAGGGGCAAACATTCTTTTATTAGTCTCATAAAATTCATCAGTATAATAAACTTTATTAGTTTTGTAATCTCTCCGCTTTTTAAAATAACCACTAATCTTACTTAACGGTTTTTTATTAGTTTTCCAATCAGCTATAATAACTTCTTTATTTCTAACTGCCACAATATCAGCTTTACCACAAACTAAATAGTTTTCATCAGGATGGTAGATTAATACTTCTGTAAAAATTACAAAACCATCTGTAATCAAATTATACAGATAGTTAAATATTGTAGGAAAAGCAGTATTAATATCAGAGTCTAATAAATCATCATGACTTACAAAAGCATTAGCATGATCTAAATTCAATCCATCACGTAAAGCATAAGTACAATCCGATCTTTTAGGATAGAAACTATTTACACCAAACTCTAATCTATCATGGGTTTTAGTACCCCATACTAAAGCCATTGTATTTTCAACATTCCAATTAGCTTTAATCAGTTCAGCTTGTTCATGTATCTCAATACTACAAGTAGTTATCACTTCATCTATACTTTTCCAGTCTACAAGATTTGTACCACCAAAAAAACTTTCCTGTTTGAATCCAAGTTTCCTATCGTCTGGATTAGGCAACACTTTAATATTTAAAGCTTGATAGGCTTTGTAATAAGACCAATAAGAATCATCAAAGTCTTCATAAAACTTACCAATAAGAGTAGTAACACTAGTATATATCTGACTTACTTCATCAGTATAGGTATGAGTAATTGGTTCTAATGTGATAGTCCTTTGCAGCATAATACTATAAGTATTTAGTTAAGAACATTGATTCGTTATTCAACCTATTGATTTTTGTTTTTAATAATTCGATTAGCGTTTCAGCTATTCTGGATTTTCTCTATTACCGACGATCTTCTTACCTACTGCACGTCCACTTACTTGTGACATGTCACCTCTCAATTGCTCATAAACTATATTAATAGATTTAATAGCTTCTTGAATCTTAGGTAAAGCAGATAACGATTCTTCTAATATTCTGGATGCAGTTTCATTCAATGTATTTGATTCAGAAATTGCTATTAATCTTAATTGATGAGAATCTGCTTGTTCCAAATTAAGATTAGCTGTATCTAACATATTCTGTACAATCTTCAAAGTTCTACCTCTTCCTTCATAGTAAGTAGCTAACCCATGCAATATTAGAAACAAATTATACAAGGTTCTACTAGTCGGTAGTAAGTCTTTTTGATACTTTCTAAAAAATACAATAGCTTCTACAACTAAACTATCAGGACTCCAAGTTGCAGGAACATTTGATAGTTCTCTCATCTTACTATCAAACTTACTATCTTCATTAGCTCCACTAAAAGGATTGGTAGGCAATATTGCAGACTTGTAGTAGATATACTTTAATTCAGCAATGTTGATAGTCCTATTTATATCAGGACTACCGTCTTCTAATGTATTGACTCGTAAATAGATACTTTTAATAGGTTCAGTATCATACAGCCAAGCTCCGTCTAATTCGATTCCGTTTCTGCTAATTCGTAACATTTTTTACTAAGATTTCTCGGATCATTAAATCAATCTCTTTAGTAAGAGTTTTAAGTTCAAGCTGTCGGTTCTTCTCTTCATGATACCCTTGAAGCTTACGGAATGTTTTGTAGTCCTCAGGATCAATATTAGCTTGATCCACTATAAGAGCTTTCTTATCAGCATAGACATCTCTGGCTTTACCTTGAACCAAACTGAATAGAAATGGATATACTATAAAAGGTTCGTCTTTCTCAACTTTCTCCATAATGCTACCGACAAAGCTATTAGCTGCAAACCTAAGAACTTTTCCATTTATCCTACGACCATAGAACTTTTCAAACTTGTGACTTAACACAACTTCACAATTTCCTTTAAGAGTACTAGAGTCATTGGCATTAGGAATCTGATCTACTGAAACATCCAATGTTTCATAGAACAGTTCTTCATTTAAAAATACTTTCTTGTTACTAATGTTAGTCAATGCCATCATCTTATTATTGTACTGCAAAGTACCGTAGAATAATTTGAATTGTCAACAACATAATTCTAATAGAACCAACTATTAGTTAGTATCAGCTTTACCTATAGTTATATCAGTATAGTTAGTTCTAATCGGAACTTAACAATAGGGACGGAAGAACTTATGAAATATCATTGCCATCCACATGTAATATCATTGCCATCCACATGTAATATCCAGTTCAATCCAATTCAATTAGTTCAAGTTAGTTAAATTCAATTTAACTTAGTTCAAACCAGTTATACTAGTATAACTAGTATAACTAGTTATACTAGTTATACTA